ATCGTGGTGCCCGACAGAGACGCACCAGGACAGAAACTAGTGGACCAGGCCACAGAGTTTGGGTGGAGCGTGGCATTTCCAGAGTGGGACAAGGCAATTGTAGACGTAGCAGATGCGGTACAACAATACGGAAGATTATTTACTTTGAAATCGATAATCGACACAGCAGAATCGAACAAACTGAAGATAGATCTCAAAAGGAAAATGTATGGTTAGTATTAGTTGGCACATTGAACCAAGTAGCAAATGCATACTAGAGTGTAGTATGTGTGACAGGACATGGTTCTATAAAAAATTTAAGAAACGTCTCACAAACGATATCAACATAGAGCATCTGATAAGATTTCTTCAGGGCACTGCACCCCATGTGACTTTATGTGGTAACAACGGCGATCCAATATATCACGCAAAATTTCACACCTTGATATCTAGGCTGAAGGACATAGATGCCACCATATCATTGACAACAAATGGCAGTGGAAAGAAAAAAGAATGGTGGGAAAAACTTTGTGGTATACTGAATAAAAATGATTCTATCCAATTCAGTATCGATGGTCTGCAAGACACCAACCACCTTTACAGGAAGAATGCCAAATGGCAGTCCATCATGCAGGCCATAGAAGTTGTTGCTAGGCATAATGTTAAGACCACTTGGAAATTTATTGTATTCAAACACAACCAACACCAAATTCAAGAAGCCGAAAAGTTTAGTAAAGAAATTGGCATCAATAAATTCAAAATCATAAAGAGCGATAGGTGGTGGGAAAAGGACTTGATGCCTGATCTAAAATATGTAGACCCGTCCTACAAGCGACAAATTGCAGTAACTAAAGGCGAAGAGCAACCAGCATATATAAAACAAGAATGTATGAGCAAGAAAAATGGTACGCCGGATACAAGTTTATACATAGACTCTGAAGGCGATTTTTATCCGTGCTGTAAGACAGGTCTTTATGCATTTAGATATAAAAATATTTTTTCACCAACCTTAAAAAAATACAACATTAAGGACAACACCATACAACAGATTCTCGAAACACCGGAGGTGAAGCGTTTTTTTGAGTCCACTAAAAATTATCAATCAGCAGATCATTGTTGTAAAATTTATTGTGGTAAAACAAAAACAGATGATAGAAAAATATCAGAAAGTGTAGTATAATAAAAAGAGATGGCCGAATACACATTTGACGTACAGAAACTTTACATAGAGATGCTACTAGCAGATGCGGAATCCTTCGCCAGGGCACAGAACATATTCAAGCCAGAGTCTTTTGATCGTAAACTACAACCCATAGCAAAGTTCGTCAAGGACTACATGGACGAGTACAAGGTCATGCCCGATGTGGAGCAGGTCAACGCCAAGCATGATATCAAACTGAAGTCGGCCAAAGATCTAGATCCAAGCCACTTCAATTGGTTGCTGGACGAGTTTGAAACATTCTCTAGACACAAGGCGTTGGAACAAGCGATACTACAATCGGCGGACCTACTAGAGAAGGGCGACTACGCTCCCGTAGAGGACATGGTCAAGGAAGCGGTCAACGTGGGACTGACCAGGGACCTTGGCACAGACTACTTCGAGGATCCCAAGGGAAGACTTGAGGCCCTCAAGGACAACAACGGACAGATCAGCACTGGCTGGCAGAACCTGGACAAGAAACTGTTTGGCGGTTTCAACCGTGGGGAACTGAACATCTTTGCTGGTGGATCAGGCGCAGGAAAGAGTTTGTTCCTACAGAATCTTGCGGTGAACTGGGCACAGGCTGGTCTGAACGTTTGTTACATATCATTCGAGTTGAGTGAACAACTGACAGCGATGAGGCTGGACGCAATGATGACCAACATTCCGACCAAACGGGTTTTCCCAGAGATAGACAACGTGGAGATGAAGGTCAAGATGTTGGCCAAGAAGTCTGGACTGCTACAGATCAAATACCTGCCAAGTGGTAGCAACGTGCTGGACGTAAGGACGTATCTCAAGGAGCTGGAGCTCAAATCAAAGAAGAAGATAGACTGTATCTTGATCGACTACCTGGATCTCATGATGCCCAAGAGCAAGAAGATATCCCCAGCGGACTTATTCATCAAGGACAAGTACGTGTCTGAGGAACTAAGGAACTTGGTCGTGGAGAAACAGTGTGTGTTGGCCACAGCATCACAGTTGAACAGGGCATCTGTTGAGGAGATAGAGTTCGATCACAGCCACATATCAGGCGGACTGTCCAAGATACAGACAGCAGACAACGTGATAGGTATATTCACATCGAGGGCAATGAAGGAACGTGGCAGGTATCAGATACAGTTCATGAAGACCAGATCCAGTTCTGGTGTTGGGCAGAAGGTTGATCTGGAGTTTGACGTGGACAGTCTAAGGATAAGGGACCTGGCGGATGATCCGGAATACAAACAGTTTGACAAGCAGAGGAGCACCATATACGACAACCTCAAGAAGACATCTAAGGTAACAGGCGATGGAACACCCAAAGATGCCAGAGACGATGTGCCAGACCCTACCAAGGGCGACACGATAGGCAAAGTCAAGGCCACAGTGGAAGGCGGCAAACTGAGACAACTGCTCAACGAGTTACACTCAGATGAAGAACAGTAACGACATTCTAACAATTCCGACTACGTGGAATGCTTTGACTCAAAAGGTTTTCGCTTAGAAAAATATCTTTAAATATCCTTATGCGGAAAGTACACAACTGGTTTATACCCGATTACGACAAGCACTACGAAGAGTGGATGCGGATAAACAACGAGACTGAGTACCAAAGATTACAAAGAGAGTACGCGTTAAGACAAGTAATACAATTCCGGAATGCCATAGATATTGGTGGTAACATAGGATTCTGGAGCAGGGAATTTTGTGATCGATTTCAAACCGTAGAAATATTCGAACCGGATCCATCAAACATTGAATGCTTGGAGGCCAATCTAAAAGGTAAAACAAACTACAATCTGTACAAAGTGGGTTTGGGGTCAAAAGTGGAAGAAAAAACTTTTTATAAATCAAAAACTACGTCCGGAGGGCATAGTTTTTTCAGGGATCAGATATTCGAAGACGACGTCGAAAACTCAATATCCCAAATAAAAAAACTAGACGATTACAATTTTACAAGCGTGGACCTGATAAAAATTGACACACAAGGTAGTGAACACGACATACTACTAGGAGGTAGAGAAACTTTATTGAACAATGACTGTGTGCTAAACGTTGAGATCGAGCACAAAAGTGCAGAACAAAAAAAGAAAGGAAAAGAAATAATAGATTTGTTACAAAGTATAGGTTACAGAGAGATCGGACGATCCAGAAAAAAAGAAGTGGTGTTTAAAAAATTTAAATAGACGCTTAGAACGTATTTCAAACAAACAAATAATCATGCGGCAGACCATTTTTATGGTGGACATCGATCAACTCATAGCCCATCGATTCTAACAGTTCTTTGGCTGTGAAGTCTCCACGGTTGATCTCACAGAGTATCACAGGCCGGTTGCTTTCTATGGTTTTTACTGCGCCACGTATGATATTGGGTTCGTAACCCTCCACGTCCATTTTTATGAAGTCTATGTCACTGAACAATCCGTATGAGTCTAGGGTGTTAACCTCGACCTTAATTGTGTTGGATCCTCCGTACTGATCGCTCTTGATCCTGCCAACTCCCGGCTTGGTGTACATCACACCAGAATCCTCGCCTAGTGCTGTGACATGGTGAGAAACCTTGCTCGGATCATCGATCACACGTGCCATCTGTGATGACTTGTCCCTGAAGTCCCAACAGTGTATGTGTTGGAAATCCTTTTCCAGCTCGGCGGCGAAATGGAAAACATCACAGCCTATGTCCAGTGCTGTCCTGAAGGATTTGATGTGTGGTCTGCAGAGATTGTAGAGTGCTTCAACTTCGGCAAGTTTGGTTTTGTCTGACACAAGGTACTTATAAGTAGATCTGTATGTATCCTAAAATTTACAGCCAGAACGACGAACAAAGCATAATAACAGATCTACTTGATAGGTATCAAATTACTAAAACGGCTGTCGAGATAGGTATCAACACAGGGGCCAAAGGGGATGGTACCACTTTGCAGGGCAACACAGTTTTCCTACGTGAGAAAGGGTGGCAGTGCCTATGGATGGATGCCAACACAACGTTCATCGGAGTCAACAAAGTGGCTGTGTATCCCGAAAACATTAACGAACTTTTAGACGATTTCGGGCCTATTGGAATATTCAGCATAGACATAGACAGCGAGGACTGGCATGTGGTCAGGGCCTTGCTCGACAGTGATATTCATCCACATTTGATTGTATGTGAGTTGAATTCATATCTTGATCCCTTGCATGACCTCGTGATGCCATTGGGACATAGAAGAGTCACGCGGCCAAAGAGCATATGTCATGGGGCCACACTACGGGCATTTGACAATCTTCTTTTTGGTGTTGGATATAACTTCATCTGCACAACCAGATTGGGCAACAACGGTTTCTGGATACACAACGATTTAGAAAGGGCAAATATCCCTATAGAAGACTACAAAGACAACAGGCACCCTTTGACCACAAACTGGTCAAGACCCAATCACACCGATGTATGGACGAGCTCGCGAGAGCTTTTAGCGTAAATTACCAAAGATAGCGTAAAAAGAAAATAACGCGAAGCGTTTAAAAGCGTAAAGCCGACCTTGACCTTCCTAGATCTCCGCCGGCTTTAGTGTAGTTCAGATTAGAATGTGAACTTGATTCCCGCCGC